TCACGGCACCCGCCGCTTGGCCACGCAGACCGACAGCGTCGCTGCGCCGAGATCGAACGTGGCCGGTGAGATGTTCCTGGCCATGACGCGCACGCTGTTGTTGGACCACGCCGCGGCGTCGAGCTCGATGAAGCGCGTCGAGGATGCCACCGCGGCATGGGCAAGGTCCCCCTGCCGCGCGCCTGCGACGGTGACGTCGAGCAGACTGGTCGCCCCCGGCGCCAGTGACGGCAGATCCCACGACACCTCCGCGGCGAACTCCCGCTGCCCGACCGGCAGGACCGGCGTGCCGCAGAGCAGCGCCGGCGCCGCCTCGGGCAGCCCGTAGAGTCGCAGTGCCTCGACCTCGATCTGCCCGTCAAAGCTGACGATGCCGATCTGCGCGAAGGCCACACCGGGCCCGAGCCGCACCGTCATGCGCTTGTTCAATGAGGCGTCGGCCATGGCCGCGCCGCCGGTCCAGGCCTTGGACGGGACGTTCCACAGCAGCGTGGTGATCGAGGCGAGCGCGTCGCCGGCGACGTTCTCCCGCACATTCATCGCCGCATCGAAGCAGCGCACGAAGACGCGCCCGCCATCGGCGCCGCCAACGAGGGAATGGACCAGGGCGAACTCCTTCGCCTGGGAGCACTCCATCACGAAGACCAACCCCCGCTGCGCGGCGAGCAGTAGACCGCGCCCGGTCGGCGTGATGTCGTCCAGCCCGTTGAAGGACAGGCCGGTGAGCGTGGTGGCCGAGGTGGTGGACGTGGCGACCACCGCCAGCCCCTCGACGCCGATCTCGGTCGCGCTGTGGCGGAAGGCCTTGGCACGGACAGTTGGCACGGACCCGAGCAGCCGCAGATGCCGCGACGCCGGCGCCCGGTGCCGGTTGAGCACCGTGTTCCCGCAACGGGTGGCGGTCGCCGTGTAGTCGATGCCGACCTGGTAGGTGTTGCTCCACGCCACCTCGTACTCGCAGTCCTGCGCCGCGGCGGTGTGGCGCGCGACGATCGGCGAGCAGGCCTCCATGCGCAGGGCGCGGCCGATGATCGCCGAGCCGCTCGTCTCGTTGAGGAAGGGGATGGCGACGTTCGGATCGAGCTGCCGCAGCTCGAAATTCGGCGCGTCGAACACATGCCGGTTGTGGTTGTTGTACGCGCCGTCCGCCTTGGATAGCCGGATTCCGAAGCGATCGATGGTGGGGTTGATCCCCGTCGCGATGGCGAAGTGCCCGCCATAGTAGCGGATGGAGGTGTTCCAGGCGGTGGCGGTGGCGCAGTGGATGTCGAGGCCGATGCGGTTGTTGAGGATGCGGCCGAGGTGAAAGGTGCTGTCCTCGACGCCGCGACCGTCGCCCAGCGTTCGCAGGCCGATGGTGAAGCCCGAGACCAGGCGCAGCTCGACCACCGAGGCGTCGATGTTGCGCACCAGGATGCCGATATCGGCCTCGTCGAGCCAGTCGGACTGAGTGGCGCGCACGACCTGCAGCCCGGCATAGTGCTTCTCGCCGTTGCGGACGGTGCCGCCGTCGCCGAGGGTCAGGACGATCGCCGGGGCGATGCCGGTGTACCGGATGACGCCATGCATGATCAGCCCGCGGGCGCCGCCGCCGAGGGTGACACCGGCAGAGACGTTCCAGGTGCCGGGCGGGATGACCGCGAGTTTCTGGTCCGCCGCCGCGCGATCGAAGGCCGCCTGGATGGCCGCGCGATCGTCGGCGACGCCGTCACCGAGGCCGCCGAAGTCGGACGGCAGCACGGTCTCGCGGTCGCGCAGGTATTTCGCCAGGTCGGTCTTGTTGACCGCGGTGTCGAGCACCAGCAGGTCGTCGATGCGGGCAGGCATGGTGGATGGCTCCGGTTCAGAGCGCGGTGGCGGAGACCGGCCCGGCCAGTTCCGAGACGTTGCCCTCGGCGGAGACGGCGCGCAGCCAGTACCAGCGCGTGTCGCCGGCGCTGAGGCCGGTGCGGTCCCAGAGCAGGCTGATAGGCTCCGCCGGCAGCTTGGCCGCGGCGGCGAGGCTGTTTGAGGCCGCCTCGAACACTTGGAGGTGGGTGGCGTTGGGCGGGAAGCCGCCGGAGAGCCGGATGCCGCCGGGAATCTCCGTCGCCGTGGGCGCCGCCACCGCGGCCGGGGCCAGCGCCTGCCGCCAGCCCGACACCGCCCCGCTGCGCGCCACGGCGCGCACCCGGAAGCCGGTCGGCTCGGCGGTGGGGATCGCGGCGGCGATCGCACCCAGGGAGCCGCCATAGCCCTGCCAGGCCGCGACGGAGGCCGGCAGGAACTCCACCTGGTAGCCGGCGAGGTGCGAGGAGCCGACCGCGGCCCAGGACAGGGAGAGCACGGCAAAGGCCACCGCCTGCGGCGTCTCGACTGCGATGCTGGCGGGCGCCGCTATGACGCCCGGGTTGGGCAGCACCACGGCAGGATTGCTCCCTGTCGCACGCTCATCGACCGCGGGTTCCAGTCCCACACCGCGGCGTCCTCCTCCTCCAGGGTGAGATCCACGCCACCCTCGGCCGCCAGCGACCAGGCGGTGACCCGCGCCGGAAACGGGGTGAGGCGGTCGAGGGCGACCGTCGCCGCCTCCCAGGGCCGTAGCCGCAGCGCCGAGAGGTTGGCCGGGAAGGCCACGGTGCGCTGGCGGCGATTGCGCTCGAGCTCGACCTTCATCAGCCGCTGCACCGTGCTGACCGAGGTGGTGAGCGGGAACTCGAGGTCGCGGTAGATCATCTCGCCGCCATCCTGGGCGACGTAGTTGGAGGCCAGCAGCGGCGGGGCATCGGTCGGCTGCCAGTTGGCCGCCGGTTCGACATAGACCGCCCGCACCCCGTTGAAGAGGTCCCGCCGCGGCCGGGCGCCCTGGATGGTGACGTCGCCGCGGAGGTCGTTGGAGGTGAGCGTCGCCGCCGGCAGCGCCGGTGCGCCGGCATGGATGAAGAACCGTCCGCCCGAGACCACCAGCGCGCCGGCCATGGCGGCAGCCAGCTTCCGGGTGATGGCGATCTTGCCCTCGGCGAGCGACAGCACGCCGTTGGCGGTGTAGCGGCGCTCGTAGACGCCGGCCCGGGTGCCGACCAGCTCGTCGCAGATGTTGGCGGCGGCCATCAGCGCCGGGATGTCGATGTCGGACCAGGATGCGCGCCAGCCGAACGGCGCGGTGAGGTACCAGGCGAGCAGCAGGGCCGGGTTGTCGGACCAGCCTGTTGCACCGGTGCGCGGGTCGAGGATGGTGTCGGCGCCCTCGACGATGGCGGCGATGTTGGGCGGGCCGGCGGGGAAGGCCTCGGCGGTGAGCTTAAGCCGCACGGCGACATAGGCGCGGCCGCGGCCGCGATGCGCGCTGGTCCACTGGCCCCCGGTCTCGGCGATCAGGTTGGCGTTGGCGGCCTGGTTGGGATCGCCGAGATGGCGGTCGATGCGGACCAGCCCGGCGAGCGAGCCGTCGCCCTCCAGCTTGTCGCCGAGGAACACCTCGCCAATGGCACGGACGCGGTGCGCGGCCAGCACGACCACCGAGTAGAAGTACCCGTCTGCCCGCCCCTCATCGTCGGTCGCCGAATGCAGGAAGACGATCGGCCCGGAGACCTTGCAGCGGCCGAGGACGATCTGGTGCTCGGTGACCGGCTGGCGGAAGGCCTGGGTGCGGCCGGCGCCGGGTTGGCCGGCATCGAAGCCGGCGATCGCTGCCGCCTGCGGGCTGAGGCTGGCCTGCTTTTTCTGCTTTTGCGGAAAGACCGACTGGCCGATGGCGGAGACGATGAAGGCGGCGCCGGCGCCGACCACGGCACCGATGATGCCGCCGCCGACCGCGGCAGAGGCGATACCGGCGGCGGCGACGGCGATGAGCGGCACTGCAGCCGGCATCAGCCAATCCTCCAGGCGATGGTGCAGGTGGTGAGCGGGGCGCGGATCAGGCCGCGGAGCCCAACGAAGGCGGCGCGGCCGCCATCGACCACGACGCCGAGCCGCGGCGGGTCGCCCGCCAGGACGACGTCGCCCGCCCGGGCGAAGGCGGGCGGAACGCGCGCGAAGCCGGCGCTGTCCGCGGTCGCCTCCAACGAGGGCAGGCTGCGCCACCCCGGCCGGCGGCCGGTCGTCGCCATCACCGCCGCGAGCGCGAACCGCCCACAGTTCCACCGATGCGCGTCGAAGGGCCGCGTCTCGGCCGCGGCCAGCAGGGCTGCCAGCCGCGCAGGCCAATCCGGCATCCGGGCCATCAGCTGGCCGGCAGCCGGATCTCCGCCTCCTGCAGGGCGGGGACGAACTCGAAGAAGCGGTCCCCCGGATACTCGGCCTGCTGGTCGGCGTCGGTGTAGCGCCGCACCTCGGCGCGCTCGAGGTCGACGAGGCGGCTCTCGCAGGTGAGCGAGATCCGCGGCTCGGCGCCGTCCACCACCTGCATGGTATCCATCAGCCCGGCCCAGAGCGGGAACGGGTCGGCGACGAAGGCGCCCTCGGCATCGAGCAGCGCGCCCCACAGCCGGGCGGGGCGGAGCCGGAAGGACTGCTCGGCGAGCGCGATGTCGACCACCTCCTGCGGCACCGGTGAGAGGGTCAGGGTGATGCGTACGGCGCGCAGCTCGGCGGTCTCCTCGATGTCGGAGACGGCGCCGATGGTGCCCATGCCCTCGTAGGTCGTGCCGGCCCAATGCAGCGGCCCGAGGCCGGTCCAGGCACGGATGGGGCCAGAGGCGAAGTCGAGCTCGACCAGCACGACGGGTGTGGCGACCGGCGCGGTCGCCGCGGCGGCGGCCTGGGGCGACAACCGCGGCGTGGCGGCGATGCCCTCACTCATGGCAGTGCCTCCTCGAGGCGAATGGTGATGGCGGTGAAGCGCCCCGGCCGGGTCGGGTTAGCGCCCTCGTCATCGGAGGCGAGGCGCATGGCGACGGTCGGCGTGGTCAGCACCAGCGGCTCGGCGAGCGAGGCCGCGGCGCGCAGCGGCGGGGCGATCGGGATGGTCGCGGTGCCGGTGCCGGAGGCGACGATACCTTCCGTGGCCATGTAGAGCCGGCCGGCGAGGCCGATATGATCGCCGGCACCGACCGCCACCGCGTTCGGCCACCAGCCCTGGGTTTGCAGGGAGAGCGCGCCGCGGGCGGCGCCGGCGGCCAGCGACGGTGTGCCCGAGCCCACCACCATCCCCGTGCCATCGGTGAAGATGGTGGCGTCCGAGAAGGAATACGGCCCCGCGGGAACCTCGCCCTGGCTGCGGGGATCGCCGGTGCGGTACTCGCGGCGCCAGTCCCAGATGCGGACGGTGTTGGCGGAGCCAGCTAGGGCGGCGAGCAGGCCCTCCAGCACGCCGGCCTGGATGCGGTTGAGGGGGTCGAAGCTAGCCTCGGCGATCCACCTTGCCCCATCGCGGCGCAGCACCTGGGTGGCGCGGCTGACGGGCGAGACAAAGCGCAGCGTGTTGTGCTGCAGGTAGAAGCTCAGCCGCGACGGTCGCAGCGCGGCGGGCCAGGCGTATTCGGTCATGCCGCCCTCTCCTCCCCGCTATCCGCGCACCGTGTCGTAGGCCGCGCCGCCGCGGCGGATGGCGTCCAGCGTCATCGCCGAGGCCTGGCGGGCGATCTGCCCGGCCAGCAGCCGCAGCCGTGCCTCGACGCCGGCATCGGCGCCGCGGGCGTCGATGCTGATGCTGGTGTGGATGGTCGGGCCGCCCCCGCCGGGGGCGACACCATTCGGCAGCACCGTCCCGGCCTGGCGTGGGACGAACCATTCCGGCCCGCGCTCGCCGACGACATAGGGCTGGCCGGCGGTGACCGGGCCGCCCTCGGCACGGAACAGGCCGCCGAGCACCGAGCCGACATCGGTGAACAGGCTGTCGAAGGAGATGCCCGACAGGCCGGCCGAGACCGCGTTACCGAGCGGCTCGGTGATAACCTTGCGCGCGAGGATACGGGTGATGTCCTGCAGCAGGCCCTCCAGCACGGAGGAGAACTTCTCGCCCTTGACGATGGCGTCCTCGAAGGCGCTGGAGAAGGTCAGGCCCAGCTCGCGGACCACGTCGGAGGTGCGCGATGCCCCCTCCTCAACGCGGCGCTCGGCGCGCTCCAGCTCCTCCATCGCCGCGACCGCCTCGCGCTGGATGGTCTCGTCCGGCACCGCCCGGCCGGCCCGTTCGGTCCGCTCCACCAGGCTGGAGAGATTGGCGAGGCGGCGCTGGTAGCGCTCATAGGCGGTCTCGTTCTGCTGGATGAGCCGCTCGCGCTCGCGCAGCAACTCGTTCAGCTCGCGCTCGGCCTCGCGCGCCTCGCGCGCGCCCTCGGTGCTGGCACGGCGGACCGCGGCGACGCGCGGCTCGAGGCGCCGCAGCGCCTCGTCGCGCTCCTGCAGCGCGAGGGTCTCGAGGCGGGTGCGCTCGGCGGCGGTGACGCCACCGGCGGCCTCGGCCTCACGCAGGCGCCGGACGCGCTCCTCGTACTCCCGGTTGATTCGGAAGCGGTCGTCGAGGTCGCGGGTGAGCTCCTGGACGTCCTGCGTCGCGCGGCGGCGCCGAGCCTCGGCCGCGGCATTGGCGGCGGTCTCCTGCTCCGTCCGCTGGCGCTCGCCGGCGGCTTGCTCGCCGCGGGTGATTTCGGCCTGAAGGTCCGTGTATTGCCGGCGCAGCTCCTCCAGCCGAGCGGCGCGATCGACCCCGGCCTGCTGCTCGGCGGTGCCGACCAGGCCGGGGCGGATGCTGCCGCGACGGACCGGGGCGGTGAGGCTGGGCCGGCCGTCCTGCTGGCTCTCCAACCGGGCGATCTGCGCCGCCAGCGCCTCGGCCTGGCGCCGCATGCCGGCAAAGCGTTCCTCCTCGCTGAGCAGGCCGGCGCCCTGACGGACGCCGTCCACCGCGCGCGCCGCGGCCGAGAGCGCCCGGGCGAGCGCGTTGGACAGGCCGATGGCGCGGTCGAGCTGGCCGAGGAAGTTCTCGGTCGCCACGGTGAGCTGCCCGAAGGCGCGGCCGAGCGAGAGCGGCGCGCGATCGAGCTCGGCGCCGAGCCGCTCGGTGGCACGCAGCAGCGCCGGGAAGACCCGCTCGGCGGTGAGCTTCCCCTCGGAGCCGAGCTTGCGCAGTTCGCCGATCGAGACGCCGAGTTCCTTGGCCAGCCCCTCGGCGAGCAGGGGCATGGCCTCGAGGATGGAGCGCAGCTCGTCGCCCTGCAGCACGCCCGAGGCCAGCGCCTGGGCTAGCTGCAGCGTGGCCGAGGAGATCTCCTGGGTCGAAGCGCCGGAGACGATGGCGACGCGCTGCAGGCCGCCGACGAGGCGCACCACCTGGTCGGAGGTGGCACCGATCTCGCGGGCGGCGATCGAGAAGCGCTGGAAGGCGTCGACGCTCTCAGAGACCGCCACGCCGGTGGACAGCGCGTTGCGGTACAGCGCCTCGTAGACTTGGCCCGCCCGCTCGACCGAGCCGGTGGCGTTCTGCAGGCGGGAGAGGCTCTGGCTGAGCGCGTCGCCGGCCTGCACCAGCGCGCGGGCGGCCACCGCCACGCCGGCGATCTGGATGCCGCGGGTGGCGACGTCGAGCAGTTCGAGGGAGCGGGAGGCGCGCTCGGCGCCGCCCTTGATCTGGTCGAGCGAGCGCTGGCCGGTCTCGCCGACCTCGCGTAGGCCGGCCTTGACCCGGGCAGCATCGTCCAGCGACAGGCGGACCGAGACGCGGCGGGTGGCGTCGGCCATGTCAGGTCGTCTCCCCCTCGCGTCGGGCGGCACCGCCCTCGGCCATGCCGATGCGGATGGCGAGCAGCAGTTCCGTGGCGGCCCAGCCAGCGGCGCCGAGATCGCGCGCGGCGGCGAGCGCGCCGGCGGTGTCGAGCATCAGGCCAGCCATCGTGACCTCGGCGCAGGCCGTGCCGGCGGCCCAGCAGGCGTGGCCCTCTACGCTGGTCGGGGCGTGAGCGGCGTAGGGGCAGGCATCGGCGCAATCACGGCCGAGGGCGGCGCAGCCGCGGCAGTAGTCGGGCCCGCGGCCGAAGTGCCAGGCGGCGCGGGCCCTTAGCCGTTTCCCTCGGCGGCCACCGCGGCGACCGGGGCGGTGGCACGGTCCCAGAAGGCGGCGGCGATGTCGTCGAAATCCATCAGGCGTTCGACCGCCTCGGGCGAGAGCGGCAATGGCTTGCCGGCGGCATCGCCGATGCCCTCCCAGGCGGTGACGGCGTGCCGGGCGAGCGCCTTGACCAGGAAGGCGAAGGACAGGCCGCGCGACATGTCGGGGTCGAGGTCCGGGTCGGCGATGCGGATCGCAGCGAGGCGGCGCGCAGCGGCGGCCTGGGCCGCGGTCATGACGACGGTGGTCACCGGCCGGATCTCGACGCGGACGCCGCGCGGCAGGTCGAGCCAATAAGGCTCGGTGGGAAGGTCCAGGGTGAGCATGCTAAGGTGGCCTCCGAGGGTAACACGGATCCGTGCCCAAACGTTCGATGGGACAGCTTGGGCTGAGGAGATTGCAATGACGGTCGTTCGTCTGACGGAGGAGCAGGAGGCCATCGCGCAGTCGGCGATGGCGACCGGCCGCTACAACGGGCCGCAGGAGGTGATCGATGCGGCACTCAAGCTGCTCAAGACGCGCGAGGAGCAACGCGAGGCTTTTCTGCGCTCGCTCGACGATGCGCGCCGGGAGGGCGAGGAGCAGGGCTACGTCGAGATCGATGAGGTGGCGGCGGAGCTCGATGGCATCATCGCCGAGGCGGAGGCGAAGCTGGCCGCGCGCAGCGGCCACTGACCTTGGAGAGATCGGCGCTTCGCGCGCGGCTCACGCCGCGGGCGCAACGGGAGCTCATCGAGGCGGTCCGCTGGATCGCGCAGGAACAGCCAGCCGCCGCGCGCGCCCTGCGGGATGCGGTGCTCGGCGCAGCAGAACGCATCGGCCGCCACCCGGAGAGCGGCACGGTGCGAGAAGACCTTGCTCCGCTGCCGGTGCGCTTCGTCGCCCTGCCGCGGTTCCGCTACGTCATCGTGTACGAGGCGCGGCCGCACGAGCGTCCCGTGATCCTGCGCATCGTGTATGGTGCCATGGATCTGCCGGAGGTCCTTGGTCGGCGCGGCTAAGGGGAGGCTCACGCATACTCCGTCCCCGCCTGCTGGTTCTTCAGCACGGCGGTCATCATGCGCGTCGCCGTCGTGTTGAACGCGGCACGGAACTCGAAGCTCGCCTCGACGCCAGCCGGCCCCTCGATCGGCGTCTTCGCCAGCGCGAGATAGACCTCGTGCAGCGTGAAGGTGAGGCTGCGGTTCGCGTCAATCGTGAAGGCAAAGGCGAATTCCGCCGCGGTGCCGTTCTGTGCCTGGCTGAGCAGCGTTGTATCGGCGAAGCGCGCGGTGATCTGACCGGTGGCGCGCGCAATGCCGGGATCGGCGCCTTCGATCTTGCGGTCGGCGCGGATGGTGCGCACCGCCTCCACGCTGTTGCTGTAGCTGAGCCGCGCGCCGGTGACCTGCGCCAAAGCCGAGCCAGCGCGGGTGATCGATCCCTGCGCCTTGTGAAAGGCGGTGTAGGCGGCGGCGACCGGCGTGCCGCCTGAGGAGGAACCGGAGCGGCTGGAGCCCTGCGCGATCAGCTTGATCGTCGCGGTGGCTGGCCCGGTGGGCGAGAAGTCGATCTCCAGCGCGTCAGCGCGGATGCCGGTGCAGACATCGTAGCTCGGCACGTCGGGATAGCCGATCTCGATGGCCTGGGAGGGCAGCGTCGCCGCGCCGGATCCGAAGGTGTGGGTGTAGTTCGGATTGGTGCCGGTGGTGGTCGGCGCGCCGAGCAGCAGGCGCAGCCAGTGGCCAGTGTTGATCAGGTCCACCGGCACGACGACGTCGCCCTCGACCGTGACCGTATCAAAGAACGGCGCGGCGGGATCCCGATTGCCACCGAGGCCGATGACGTCGGCATCCAGCAGCGGCTGCTCGGCGCCGAGGTTGCAGGAGAGGAAGGGCACCCGACGCCAATTGCCACCGGGCGCGGTGCCATAGGTGACCTCGGGAATCATGAGCAGGCGCGAATTCGCGCCAATGGCACGGGGCATGGGTCGTCTCCGGGAGCGGGATCAGGCCAGCGGCGAGCCGGCGACGGTGAAGAACAGCGTGACGGGGATGGAGGCCGCACGCGCCGCGGCGGCGCCTTCCGCCTCGGCATCGTCGAAGGACGGTGCACCGGGCTGGGCCCACTCGACTGCGCCGCCAAGGCTGCGGTCGCCGGCGATCGCGGTGGCGATGTCAACCAGCAGGGCATCGAGAAGTGCGCTGCTGGTCGCGACGACCTCGACATCGGCGCGATGTTCGATGGCCCAGGCCAGCGGCGAGAGGATGGCGGTCTCCTCCACCGTCTCGCCGTCACGCACCACGACCAGCCCGCCGGCCGGCAGCCGCTGCGGCACGGTTTCGTTGCGGAGGACTTTCGGGGCCAGGCTGCGCGCGGCCAGGGCGGCGTTCAGGTGCGCGAACAGGGCAGCCAGAGCGGCTTCACGGACACTCATCCTGTCCGCGCCGCCTCGGCTTCCCAAGCCGCCACAAAGCGCCGCGGCAGGCGCCGCAAGGCGCGCAGCGACGCCCCCTGAACATCGAGCCGCTTGGCCAGCTTCACCTGGGGCAGCAGCAGAAACATCGGCACCATCCCCTGTTCGAGCAGCCCACGGGCCCAGGCCTCGCGGCCCTTGCGGTTGGCGGTACCGATTTCGGCAACACCGCCGGCCATAAGCCGGGTGCGACGGCGCCGGCCGGTCTGCTCGCCCTGCCGCAGCGGCAGGCACCAGACGAAGCCTCGGCCCGACTTGAAAGGACGCAGGAAGGCCTGGCCCGAGGCCACCATTTGGGCCGGCGTGACGCGCAGCCCCTTGTCGCCGCGCCCCCGCCAGCCGCGCGCCGCGTTGAAGCCGGTGGCGATCGCCAGGAACCGCCCACCGCCCTTCGGCCGGATCAGCGCGCCGCGCTCGAAGGCGTCGATGACGAGCGGGGTCTTGCTCCACACCAGCCCGGCCGCGCGCATCGACACGCCGGTCCGCGGATAGATTTGGGAGCGCCAGGCATTGGCGATGCCGCGCGCCTTGCCGCCGAGCGAACCGGTGACCTGCTGGCGCAGCTCCTGCTTCAGCGCATCGGTCTCGTCGCGCACGACGCGGGAGGCGGCGCGCTCGCCGGCACTCACCTCCTCGGCCAGTGCCTTGCGGAGATCACCGACAAGGGCGGTGAGCCGCATCAGCGATCGCCACCCCAACGCAGCCAGGCGCCGAGAGCGAGCAGCGCCAGCACCCCGGTGGTGGCTGCGCGGGCGACCTGCTCCAGCACCGTGCGTCGAACGCCGCGCCAGTCGGTGAGCAGCCGGCGCAGGTCACGCAGATCCTGGGCGGCGCTCTCGTCATGGAGGCCGAGGGAGGCCAGCGCCCGGCGCGCCCCGGTTTCGGCCGCGGCGTCGAGCATGGCCTGCAGCTCGGGCGGCCGCAGGGTCACCGGATCGGTCATGGCAGCCTCCTATCTCCGGCAATGGACCCGCCAAGCGGCCCCCGCGGCATCGCGCTCGGCGTGCTGGACGGTGAGGACGTCGCCGCCGAGGGTGAAGGTGTCGTCGGGCTCGACGGCCGGTAGCAGGGCGATGGCAACGGCCAGAACATCCGTGGCCTGGACCAGCCCGGTGCCGAAGGCGTCGGCGATCCGGTCCGGGCTGGAGCGAATGACCCGGACAGCGACCGCCGGACCGCTGCCGCCGGCGCGATAGAGGGCTTCGGCGCCGAGGTTCGGATCCGCGGCCAGGATCTCCATCGCGGCCGCGAAGGCGCTCACGCCGGCCGGCCCAGCCGCCAGGCGAGCACGCCCGCCACCGCGGCGAGGATGACAGCGACCGCGACCATAGGCGCCAGGCCGCCCAGCGCCTGGATCGCCGGCGCCGCCTGAGCAATTGCGGTGGCAACGCCGGCCGCTCCCACCAGGAGTGCACCGCGGCCGGTGTCGGTGACGGCGGCGACCTGGGCCAGCGTCCGCGGAGCCGTTGGCGGCACACCGGCCAAGGTGAGCGCCCGGTCCAGCACAGCCGGCGGATAGGTGAGGCCGGCGCATTCCTGCGCGACGATGGCCTCGACCAGCGGCCGGAGATGGTCATGCCGGTGCAGGTCGAGCGTCTCATCCGGGCCGACGCCGAGGCGGCCGGTCACGGCCGCGACATAGGCCGAGGTGTTGTTCTCCAGCGAGGGTGCCCAGCGAGTGATGATGGAGCGTGCCGTCCGCAGGCCATGCCGGTCCTGATAGGTCAGCAGCAGCACCGCCAGGGCACGCAGCCCATACTCATGGCTGTTGAAGCGGCAGAACCGCCCATCCGAGGGCGGCGCCGCCAGGCCCTGCCATTTGTTGGCGGGGCTGTGCTCGATATTGCCGGGATTGCGGTTGCGGTATCCGCGGGTGGTCCTGGGATCCATGCTCAGGCCCCCAAGGCCGGCACGCGGTTGAGCCAGACGCGGACCGTGGTGTCCGCCGCCAGCGCCGCGACGGTCGCGATGCCAATAGAAAAATTGCCGGTGGCGGTGGTGGTGATGCGGCGGTTGGTATTGTCCCAGAAGACCCGTGCGCCGGCGGTGATGGCGAGCGAGGGCTCCTTGGTGAGGTCAAAGACGCCCTGGGTGGCGGCTTCGATGATCGCGTTCTGCGCGCCATCGATAGCGGCGACGCCGAAGAGCGCGCCGACCAGGAGGCCCTGGCCCGAGGTGACGCCGCCCGAATAGGGCACTGCAACGGCCAGGCTGTCGCCCGGCTGGATGAAGTTCCGCATGGGGTACTCCTGCGATGGTGAAGGGAGGGTGCCGCGCCGGGCCAACACGCCGGTTGCGTGAAGTAGTGCATTTCACTATATTCGGGGCATGGACGAGATGATCTCGGCAACCGATGCCAACCGATCCTTCTCCCACCTGCTCCGGCGCGTCCGAGAGGAGGGGAAGGCCTTCACTGTGACGTCGCACGGCGAGTCCGTGGCGCGGCTCGTTCCCTGCCGTGCGGCTGAGGCCGACCGCCTCACCGCCCGGGATGCGCTGCTCCGCCGGCTGATGGCCCAAGCGGTCAGCGAGGCTGGGCGCTGGACGCGCGATGAGCTTTACGAGCGCTGAGGTGAGGATCGCGCTCGATACGAATGTCCTCGCCTATGCCGAGGGCGTGAACGGCCAGGACCGCAAGGACACGGCGCTGCTGATCCTGCGCGACTTCGCGGAGCATGAGCTGATGGTGCCGGCGCAGGCCCTGGGCGAGCTCTTTGTCGTGCTGACGCGCAAAGCCAAGCGTGAGGCCGCCGAGGCGCGTGGCGCCGTGCTGGGCTGGTCGGACAGCTTCCCATTGATCGACACCACGCCGGCCGTGATCGTCGAGGCGATGGAATTGGTGACGACCCATCGCCTCGGCTTCTGGGATTCGGTGATGCTGGCCGGTGCTGCGCAGGCGGGCTGTCGCATGCTTCTTTCCGAGGACATGCAGGACGGCTTCACCTGGCGCGGCGTGACGGTCCGGAACCCCTTCGGCGCCACCAAGATCTGACGGCGCCGAAGGGGCAGGTGATCAGGTGCCCGGGTTGAACCAGGCGCCGCGCCAATCGATCGCACCGACGCCGAAGTCGAAGATCACGCTGACCTCGACGCCATCAACGCCGGACACCGGCCCGGTGGTGACCTGCGGCCCCTCCGCGCCGTTCAGGTAGCCATAGACATAGACCGGCGCCGAGAACGGGTCGGAGAAGAGATACCAGCGATTGTTCTGGATTAGCGGCTCGACTAGCGGCTGCACAAAGCCCGCATAGACATTGGCATTGCTGGTCTGCGTCGCGGCGACGCTGACGGTCAGCTGCCGTGCCGCGAGTTCCTGGTTCGGGCCGACCACCAGGCGCATGGAGGAGCCGACGGCAATCGGCAGCCCGTCGAGGGTTTTTTGCTTCATGATGGCGGCGCGGCCGGCGGCGAGGCCCGTCAGGTCGAGCGCCGAGCCGGCGGAGGCCTTGTTGGCGCGGGCGGCCGCGGTGCCGAACACCGTGGCGTTGCCGGTGGTCAGCGTCGGGCCGTCGCCATTGCCGAGGTTCAGCAGGCCGTAGGCGGTGGCGTTTTCGAAGTCGGCGACGCGCCGGCCGATCGCCGCGGCAAAGTCGGTGAAGGCGCCGAGATCGTCATTGACCAGCATCGGCCGGGTGACCCGGATGCGCCGAGCGAAGGTCTGCAGGAGCACGATCTCCTGGCTCTCGGACATGGTGCCGGCCTGGATCTCGCCGTTCTCCAGCAGTGGCAGCAGCGTCGGGAAGTCGCCGACGCGGAGATGCCGGTGCGGCTTGAAGTCCCGAAAATCGCGGCGGAGGAAGATCTGCCGGTAGGTCGGCTGCGCCGGCTGGTAGGCGGCCAGCAGCATCTTGTTGGCGGCGGCCGAGAGCAGCAGGGGGAAATCCGACGTGGTGTGAAAGGCGCGCTCGGCCAGCAGCGTCGGGTTGCGCGGCGGGTTGCGGTCGCCGCGGCGGGCGAGCAGCTCGCGCAGCATGTCCGAGGGGCGCCAGCCCATGAACTCGGCGTGGCGGCCGGCGCCGGGGCCAGTGCTGGGCGGTTGGTAGCCGGGCATGGAGCGGGCGGCGAGCGCCTCCGCCATGGCGTCGAGCAGCTGCGCTGGGTCGTCGTGCTCGGGGCCGCTCTCCGGGCGGGCTGGGAGCGTGGGGCGGGCGGTCTGGGACTGGGTGAAGGCCTCCCACAGCCGGGCGCGAAGCACCTCGGGGCTAGCGCGATCGCGCATCGCGGCCTCGCGCATCGCGTCGATGTTATCGGCGGGGAGCAGGCCGCGCGCGACGGCGAGCACCGGCTCGTAGCTGGCGATGCGTTCGGCGACGGCGCGCTCGGCCTCGGCGCGGATGGCCTCGAGGTCGATCGACGGGGCGGTGGGCGCGGCCCGGGTCGGTTCCGGCGCGGGGGCGCTGGGCGTGGTGCTCACGGTGGTCTCCTGGGGCAGGGTGGTAGACGGCGCGGCGGAGGGCGGCGCCGCAGGCGGGGCAGCCGGGGTCTCCGGCGTCGTCTCGGGCATGGTGGGTTCCTCGTCAGGCAGGGCGGGTTCGATCGCCGGCGCGGGGAGGCCCTGCTCCCCCTGCGCGCGGACTGCGGCGTCGCGATCCACTGGGACCGGCACGACGGAGATCTCAAAGGGCTCCCAATCCACCGCGCGGTGGACGGTCTCGCCGGAGCCAGCATCCGGCCGCGGCTCGTAGCGATGCACGCGATAGCCGACGCTCACCGCGCGCAGCGTGCCGTCGGCGATGCGCTGCCAGACCGGCTCGACATCGGCGGCGGTGGAGAACTGCAGCGTGGCGTAGCCGCGCCCGCGCTCGAGGCGGGCGGCGGTGACGCGCCCCAGCACGTCCCGCGCACCGCCACGGCGGTGGGTGTCCAGCACCGGCGCATTGCCGGATCGGAGCGCGGCCATCCGCACCGCGTTGGGCGACATCTCCAGCTCCTCGGTAATCAGGCCGAGGGCGGGGACGAAGTTGCGGGCGCGGGCGCCGGTGGACCACACCACCTCGACGGTGCGGGCGGCCCGATCGACGGTGGCGGGCGCGGCGAGCGCGCGCTGCGCCACCATGGGCACAGCAGGGATGTCCGGCGCGGGGGCGGCCCCGGCCGGTTCGGTCATCTCGGTCATGCTGGATCCTATGAGGGCGCCGCTACGGCGCGGCGTAGCCCTGGGCGTTGAGGTAGATTTGCGCCCCGGTGGTGATGCAGGCGACGTTCATCGCCGTCGCCGCCGTCCCCTTGAGCGGGGTCGGAAAGGTGATCTCCACCGGCGCCGGCATCGCCGCCGGCAGCAGCTGGCGCCAGATCACCGCCGCGCCGTCCTTGATCACCACCTCGGTCGCGACCGTGGCATGGGCGTTCCGGACGTCGATGGAGGTGACGTAGTTCCTTACACCGGCGGCCGCGGCAGCCTTGATGGCGACATCCGTGGTGTTGCTGATGCCGCCCGATGCGGCGGCGTATTGCCAATCCGCCTCCGGGATCGAGAAGGGCTTGTTGACCAGCGCGCCGATCAGGGTGGCCATCAGATCGACGCCGCGGCCGGTGGTGACCGAGGTGGGGTTGGCCGAGAGGCCGGTCGCCGCCAGCACCGGCACGGCGCCCGAGGTGTTGCGGGCCTGGCCACCGACCGCGGTGACGCTGGGCGCCACCGTGCTCAGCACGTTGACCCCGAGCCCCTGGCCGGCGACGGACTGGCCCCGGCCGGCGGTGATCTCGGTCGTCAGCTCGGCGTAGTCGGCAATGGTGACGAACTGCACCTTGACATCGGTGCTGGAGGCCGGCGCCAGGTTGCGGCTGACCGAGGCCCAGCCGGTGTTGACGTAAGCCCCCGTGAAGGCCGAGCCGACCAGGTCAAAGCTGTTAGCGTCGATCACCGTGATGGTGAAGCTGCCATTGGCGCCCGGCACGCCAGAGACATCGGCCAGCGTCACCACGTCATTGGTGGCAAAGCCGTGTGATGCCCGGGTGATGCGGACCAGGCCGGAGCCGTTATTCGCCACCGCCGAGATGCCGTTCAGGAACTGCCGGTTGCGCACGCGGATCCGCAGGCGATAGGCGGCGGTGGGGTCCGGGATCTGCTGGTGGCGGACATAGGAGTTGGATCGCGCCGCCGTGTTGTCGATCAGGCGGCCGTGGAACCAGCATTCGTCATTAGTCGGCTCAATCTCCAGCACCGACCAGCCGGCCGGGGCAGTCGTCGGGATGGTGGAGCCGGAGGCGCTGACCAGCCGGGGCGCGCCCTCGCTGGCCACCTCGTAATTGGCGAGCGTCGCACTAGTGCCGTCGAGCCGCCAGGCGGCGATGCCGCGGCCGTCCGGCTCGTTGGTGGTGGGATCGACGCTGACGAGCTCGAACCAGACGGATTGGCCTGCAATGCGCTGGCTCAGGTTGAGCGCCACCATCACCCGCAGCGGCACGGTGAAGCTCGCCCGCGTGCCGATGGTGATCTCGTCGTCGAGCACCGTGCCAGTGGAGACGGTCAGCGTGCCGTCGGCGACGGTCATCGCCATGCCGCTGCCGATGGATGAAACCTCCCAGCGCGCTGCATTCAGCGCGGTGCCGTTGAAGCTGTCGCGAAACTTCTTCTGCATGCTCTTGATCTTGAGCATGTCGTCCGTCCAGTCGTAGGCGCCGGCGGTCATGGCTGTGCTCCTGTGGCCGGGGCCGGCTCGGGCCGCGGAGGCGCGGCAGCGCCGGTGGCTGCGATTTCGATGGCGGCCAGCTGCGCGGCGTCCTGGGCGGCGCCGGATTTCGCGACGCGGCGCGTATCGGTGTCGAGCGAGATGCCGGCCTCATCGAGCAGGGCATTGGCCTCGCGGATCATCTCGACGGCCTGGCGGAAGTCGTAGCCAAAGGCGCCAGCCGCCTCGGGCTGCGGCACGAAGCCAGCGCGCACCTGGGCGATCAGGGCCGTCGTGTCCTTGAGCGGGTCGATCATCTCATGCGCCGGCGGGACGTGGCTGACGCCATCCGGCATCTCAGCGCCCCACAGGCCGAGCAGCGCGCCCTGGGCGTGGAAGCGATCCGCGATGGGCCGCACCAGCATCGGGATCAGCATGCCGTACTGGACCTGCTCGCAGAGCCGGCGGAACTCGATCTTGCCGGCGCGCAGCGAGGAGTAGTTCGCCTGGGTGAGGTCGCCGGAGACCTGGTCGTAGGTGAGGCCGGCGCCGACCGCAGCGGACTCGAGGGCGCGACGGGCGAAAGCCGCGTGGCTGCCACCGCCGGAGGGGTTCACCACCTCCACCGAGCCCATGCCGCGGCGATACAGGATCATCCCCGGCTCGAAGCTCTCGACGGCGCGGCCCTGGGCGTCGCGGAGCAGGCCGGATGCTGCGCCGGTCAGCGCCTCGTCACCCTCCTCGGTGACCACGGCGGCCAGGCAGGCCTCGATCTTGGCTTTCATCAGCAGCGCGGCCTCGTAGTCGCCAAGATCACGCAGGCGGAGCAGCACCGGGGCGAGCCAAGAGACGTCGCGCAGCTGGCCGGGCCGGCGCTTGCGGTAGAGGTGCAGCACGTCGCCGGCCGGAACGCGGTCGCTGGCCAGCCCCCCGCCGGGCAGCAGCCACGCCGCGCCGGGATGCAGGCGGTGCAGCCAGTAGCCGATGGGCGCACCGGCCTCGCCGAGTGCGATGCCCTGGATGGTCGGCGCGCCCTCCACCATGCCGTTGCGGGCGGTGTCGAGGTGGTCCGCCTCCAGCATCTGCAGCCGCAAGCCAATCGGGTTCGCCGGCGACGGCGGGACCATCAGGAACCGCACGAAGCACTCGCCGCTCTCGACCACCGCCCGCATGGCAAGCGCCTGGAGGCCATAGAGATCCAGCTTTCCCTCGGCGTCGCAAGCGGTGCTCTCGGCCCAGCGCCGCCAGGCATCGGCGTGGCGCCGGTCCGGCCAGCGGGTGGTGATGCCGGCGCCGACGGCGTTGCCGGTCCAGAGATCGACGATGCGGCTGGCATAGGGATCATTGCGCACGGCATCGCGGGCGCGCCGCGCCACCGTCGCCGCGGCCATGCCGACCTCGGCATTGGCGCTACCGCCGGAGGGCGCCCAGGCGGAGGCACGCTGGTCCTGCGCTGCGGCATAGCCCCGCACCGCTCGCCAGGCAGTCCTGAGACGGTCGATCATCCCGGGATCTCCACTGGAAGCCGGCCCAGAGAGGCCTTAAGTAAGACCTGCAAAGACGGCGGTATTACAGGAGTAACCTATGGCCACGACGGTCACGACCAAGGGTCAGGTCACCATCCCCAAGGAGGTCCGTGACCTGCTGGGTATCAAGCCGGGCAGTGCCGTCACCTTCGAGGTGGCCGAGGACGGCCGCGTGGTGCTCAACAAGGCTGGACGGCGCGGCCCACCGGCACGGCCCCCGAGCCGCTTTGCCAAGCTGCGCGGCACTGCCACCGCTGGCATGACGACTGAAGAGATCATGGCACTGACCCGCGGCGAGGAATGAGGTGACTCTCGTCGACACCAACATCCTGCTCGACCTGGTTACCAACAACACGACCTGGGCTGACTGGTCACAGCGACAATTGGAAGCTGCCGCCGTGCGTGGGCCGGTGGTGATCAACGACGTGGTCTATGCCGAGCTCTCCGTGGGCTTCCTCCGCATGGAGGAGGTCAATGACCTCCTCGCGGCGGCTCAGGTGGAAGCCGCACCGATTCCTCGCGAGGCGCTGTTCCTGGCTGGCAAGGTGTTCCAACGCTATCGGGCCGGCGGCGGAACGCGCACGGGCGTGCTGCCGGATTTCTTCATTGGCGCGCATGCAGCGGTGGCGCAGCTGCCGTTGCTGACCCGTGATGTCCGCCGCTACCGCACGTATTTTCCGACCGTGCAGCTGATCGCGCCCATCGACTGAACATCGCACTTACCATCACAGAGCGCCGTCTCGCCCAAAGCGCGCCAAGGTAACGGAGGGCCGCCGCATCGCCGTGCTTTCCGCTCCGCGCAGCACGGCGAGCGCGCGGCCGAGCTCATCCAGGCTGCGGTACTCCACCGTGCGCCCGTCGAAAGTCACGCGCGTGGTACCGCCCGTGTAGGCGGCGGCGAGCGCTGCGGCGCGGCTGCCGGCAGGCTGCGCCAGAGCCCAGGCGAGGACGGTCGGATCCATGCGCGTCCTCCCTGTTCAGCGCAGCCAGCCATTTCGCGGCGCGAGCCAGCCACGCGGGCGATGGGTGTCGGGTGCGACCTGCGGAGATGGCGGAACAACATGCCCGGCGGAGGAAAGGTCGGCTGCCGGCAGCGACAGCGCATCGGCCATCCGCGCCCAGCGTCCGTCGCCCCAGCCATCCATGCCGAGCGCCGCAGCCGCGGCACGCGCATAAACCCGGCAGTCGAGCGCCTCATTGCGTTCGCGGGTCTTCACCCACTCCAAACGCCGGAAGCCGTTGCGGCCGGCGCGGGCCACCAACTGCTCGGCCGTGATCTGGCGGCAGAACTCCTCGCCTGCCGCGTGGAGTGGCAGGTGGACATAGCCGGCTGGGAACGGGTCGCCGCTCTCCTCGGTGGGCCGATCGAGCTTCAGCCAGCCATAGGTCTCGGCCTTCAGGAAGGACGAGCCCACCGGCCAGACCTTCAGCCCGCCGAGTTTTCGGCCGTTCCGCCGCACCTCCGTTGCAGCCGGCTGGCCGATCGCGGCGCGCAGCCCTTCCTGACCCTTCACGGCGATCGCGCGGCCCGCGCCGGCCCGCCGCACGAAGGCATAAACCTCCGCGGTGGTCATGCCGTCGCCGCTGTCGATCGCCGCCATGGCGATGGGCAGGCGGTGGCCCGAGGCATGCCGCCAGGTCTCGCCGAGCAGCTGCCGCAACTCCTCCCACACCGCCACCTCGAACGGGTTCCCCGCCAGCACGCGGTGCTCGACCAGCCAGGACTGCCGGTCCTGGCCCCAGGCCCAGAGGCTGGCCTCGAGCCGATCGCGCTGCACGTCGACGCCGGCGGTGAGCAGCAGCCCGCCTATCGGCACGGTCCCCGCGGGCCAGTGCTCCCGGCGATCGTAGAGCCGCTGCCAGTCCGGCGCCTCGCCCGCCTCCTGCCAGGTCTCGCCCAGCACGGTGTTGCGGAAGGTTTTGATCGCCCGATCGTCGCCCTGCGCGGCCAGCCAGAGGCGGGCGATTTCGGACCAGGGCATCCAGCCCGGCGGCGAATAGAGCGCCGAGATGTGGAAGCCGATGGCGTGCGGGTCGGCCGGCGTGGCGGTGGCCCGCCATTCGCCCGCGGCCAGCATCGCCGCCTTGTGCTGCTCGCCGATCGCGCGATCGCAATCCTCGCAGAGATACCGTGCCGTGTCGGGTTGCCCCTCGTCCCAGAGCAGCCGCTCGAAGCGCAGATGCTGGCGGTGGCCGCAATGCGGACAGGGCACAAAGTAGCGCCGCTGATCGGACGCCAGGTATTCGCGGTCGATGCGCGACAGCCCGGCGATGGTCGGCGTGCTGACCAGCAGCATTTTTCGGCGCCAGCCGAAGGTCCGCGCGCGTGCTTCGGCCAGCGCGATCGGATCGCCCTCGCCCTCGACGTCACCGGGATAGGCGTCGATCTCGTCGAGGAACAGGAAGCGCGCCGACATGGAGCGCAGGCCGACCGCGCTGTTCGCCCCGGTCATCACCAGCTGGCCGCCAGGGAACTCCTTGCTGAGCTGACGATTGCCACTGTCCCGCGAGCGCGCTGGTGCGACCCGTTCCCGGATCGAAGGCGTCTCCTCGACCAGCGGGTCGATGCGCTGGTCGGAAAAGCGCTTGGCGAGTTCCGTCGTCGGCTGCACCGCGAGCATTGGCCCCGGCGCGTGGTGGATGACGTAGCCGATCCAGTTGTTGCCGCACTCTGTGCCGCCGACCTGCGCGCCCTTCATGAAGACGACGCGCTGCGCCGGGTGGGCAGGCGACAGCGCGTCCATGATCTCGCGCAGATAGGGCGTGCGCGCGGTGCGCCAGGGTCCCGGTTCGGCGGAGCCCCGGCTGCCGAGCATGCGGTGCCGGTCCGCCCATTCCGAGACCAGCAGCGAGGGCTCTGGCGCCACGCCGTCGCGCCAAGCCTGAAGGATCTCGGCGTCGCCGTCGAAGCGGCCGAGTTCCTCCAAGAGATGCTCGCCTGCCATCAGCCGACACTCACCCGGACATCGTGCCGCGCGGCCAGATGCTGGCGGAGGCGCGTGTCCATCATCGTTTGCAGCCGATGCACGTCGACGCCGAGTTCGGCCGCCATCTCCGCCGCGACGCGGGCGGGCCAGGCGAGGATGGCGTCGCGCTCCTCCTTGGCGAGGCGGTGCACCAGGAGCAGGGCACGGGCCTTGTCGACCAGCTTACCCTTTCGTTCGTCGAGCCGCAGTCGGCGCTCCTGCGCCTTGAGCACCTCGTTCGCCGTGCGCGCATCGTGGAAGGTGTTCTGGGCGGCGCGCGGCAGGGGATCGGCGGCCGGCGGAATCGCGGTGACAGGCGGCGGCGATGCGGGCCGGGGTGCTGCCACCGCTGGCTGCACCAGAGTCGCGGTCTTCCGGACGGGATCGCTGCTGTCAGCCAGCCGTGCCCGAACCTTCTCGACATCCCAGGCGCCGTCTGCCTCGGGCGCGATGCGTCCTGCGCGCTGGGCCTTCTGCAGCGCCGTGTGGGAGATGCCGAGGCGGCGTGCCACCTCGCGCTGCGAGGCCACGCGGCCAGGCTGCGCGGTGGCGATCATGATGTGATCGAGACCCCTCGAAGATAGCAATCGCCGTCGCGCTGATGGCGCTTGGCTCAGCCCCCGCCGCAGCGCGAATGGTCCGTCACGCGCGGAGCATCGCGCATCAGACGGAGAGCACGATGGCCGACCGCGAAGCCCGCGCCGCCCGCAACCAGCAGAAGAGCCTCGAAGCCTTCCTGCAGCAGAAGGCCCGCTTCGACGCGATGGTCGCGGAGCTTCAGCAGATGAGCGCGGATCACTTCGGGGCAGATCCAGAGGACGTCCTCTGGGGCAAGGCCGCGACGCTCGAACACTGGAACAGCCGGCTGGCGAGCGTGACGGATTGTTACTTCAAGCGCGGCGAATTCGCCGAGTAGCGCGCGGCGAACCCCGCCGCGGCCCCGACCGGCGAGCCGGCGGGGCTCCCGGCAGTAGGGGCCGATGGTCGGCTCCGCAACCGGAGACCACCATGATGACCAAGCTTTCCGACAGCCAGCGCGTGATCCTCAGCGCCGCCGCGCAGCACGAGATGGGCTTCGCCCGCGCGCCGAAGACCCTCCCGGCCGCCGCCCGCAACGCGGTGTTCCGCAGCCTGATCAAGAACAACCTGCTCACCGAGATCAACGCCCCGCGGGAGCATGTCGGGCTCGGCTGGCGCCAGGATGAGGACGGGACCTCGATCGTGGCGCGCATTACCGACGACGGGCTGCGCGCCATCGGCATCGACCCGAACGAGGACGACGCACAGTCGGACGCGCCGGTCGCCGACACGGCGCCCACGGGCGGGGAGGACGCCGCGGCGGGAGATACCCCCGCGGAGGAGACGGAGAACGCCCACGGCGCGGCCACACCCGCCCGGCGCGCCAGCCTGCGCGATGCCGCCGCGGCGGTGCTGGCCGCCTGGGGCGCCAGCCCGGCGCAGGACGCCACCGACAACCCGATCAGCCGCGCGATCGAGATGCTGCGCAGCAGCGTCGCCGGCAAGCCGTCCCGCGCGAACCGCGAGCCCGGCGCGCCGCGGAAGCCGCGCGAGGGCACGAAGCAGGAGCAGGTGCTCGCCCTGCTCCGCCGCGAGGAGGGCGCGACCATCGCGCAGATCTGCGAGGCGACCGGCTGGCAGGGTCACACGGTGCGGGGATTCTTCGCGGGCCTGAAGAAGCGCCGGGGGATCGAGGTGCAGGTGTTGGAGCGGGTCCGCCAGGTCGGCCCGAACAAGGAGGGTGCGAAGGGCTCCTTCACCATCTACCACCTGCCGGCCTGAGGCGCGCCGCCCACGCGGATCACGCCGCCGCCCGCACCCCGCGGGTGGCGGCGACGTCGTCATAGACCCGCTCCTCCCCCGCCAGCACGGCCGCCCGGCCTGTGAAGGCCTGCCAGCGCCGCACGGCGACATCGACATAGCGGGGATCAAGCTCCATCGCGCAGCAGATGCGCCCTGTCGTCTCCGCGGCGATGATGGTGCTGCCGCTACCGGAGAACGGCTCGTAGACCGCATCGCCCAGCGCGCTGTTGTTCACGATCGGCCGCCGCATGCACTCGACCGGCTTCTGGGTGCCGTGCACCGTCGCGGCATCCTCGTCGCCGCCATTGGAGATGGCCCATAGCGTCGCCTGATCGCGCGCGCCCTGCCAGTGTCCGGTCGCGCCTTTGCGCACGGCGTAGAGGCAGGGCTCGTGCTGCCAATGGTAGTCGCCGCGCCCCAGCACGAAGCGCGACTTCGCCCAGACGATCTGGCTGCGGACCACGAAGCCTGCGGCCTCGAGGCTTTCGATCACGGTGCGCGCATGCACCCCGGCATGCCAGACATAGGCGACGTCGCCGGGGAACAGCGCCCAGGCCTCGCGCCAGTCGGCGCGGTCGTCATTCGCCACCTTGCCGGTGCGCATCGTCGCCGAGACGCCAGCCTCATTCCGCCATTCGGGGTCGTAGTTCACGCCATAAGGCGGATCCGTGATCATCATGTGCGGCCGCGCGCCGTCCAGCAACCGGGCCACATCGCTGGCACTGGTGGCATCGCCGCAGAGCAGCCGGTGGGCTCCGAGCAGCCAGACATCGCCGGGGCGGGCGACGGCAGCCTCCGGCGGCTCTGGCGCCGGGGCGTCGGGATCTCCGGTGGGTGCAGTCGGCGCATCTGTTGCGGCCTCGCCCAGCAGGCGATCGAGCGTTGCCCCATCGAAGCCGATCAGCCCGAGGTCGAATTCGTCGGTGCGCAGCGCGCGCAGCTCGGCGGCCAGCAGGCTTTCGTCCCAGGTCGAGGTCAATGCCAGCTGGTTGTCGGCCAGCCGAAAGGCGCGTGCCTGCGCCTCGGTCAGGTGCCCGAGCCGGATCGCCGGCACCTCCTCGAGGCCGAGCGCCTTGGCGGCGAGCACGCGGCCATGGCCGGCGATCAGCACGCCGGCATCATCCACCAGCACCGGCACGTTGAAGCCGAACTCGCCGATGGAGGCGGCCAGCTGCGCCACCTGTTCGGTCGGATGCAGGCGGGCGTTGGCGGCATAGGGCGCGAGCGACGCCACCGGCATCATCTCGACGCGGAGGTCAGGCAGCATCTGAGAGATTCTCCGCGCGCGCAGCAGTAACGGCGTCGTAGTCGCGGCCGTCCCCGGCCAGCGTCACGGGCAGATCGGGATGCAGCATGCGCCAGCGAGCGATCGCCAGGTCGACATACGCGGGAGCAAGCTCGATGGCACGGACGCGCCGCGCGGTGCGCTGGCCCGCGAGGATCGTCGTGCCGGAGCCGCCGAACGGCTCGAACACGATGTCGCCCTCGTCCGTGTAAGCGCGCATCAGGAACTCGGGCAGCGCCACCGGGAACACCGCCGGGTGCTCCGTCTCGATGCCCCGCCCCTTGTGCCGGGTGATGCGCAACACGCTGTCCGGGATGCGCATTTCCTGCACGGGGAGGCCGACATGGGTATAGGCCTTCACCTCGCCGTCGGCGGCGCGCAGCCCGCTGCCCTTGTTCGGCGTGCCCGCCCATTTGCAGGGCACGATCTTGTTCGCCTGCCGCGCCTCGCGATTGAAGTGGAAGACCAACTCGAAGGCCGGCGCGAGCCGGCCGTTCCAATCCCCAGGCAAGCCGGGGCCCTGGTCCCAGGCATACAGCCCGAAGCGCCGCCAGCCCTCGGCCCGCATCCAGTCGAGCCAGCCCTGCCAATACGGCTGCCATTCGCCCTCGCGGTGGATCAGGCCGAGATTCACCAGCACCTGCGCATCGCGCCGCAGCGCGCCGTCGAGATGCTGGAACACGCCCTGCATCAGCGCATCCCAATTCGAGACGCCGCCGGTTGTGTAGTCTCGCTGATTCCCATAGGGCGGGCTGGTGAAGAGCAGCGCCGCGCGATCCGCGGCCATGACGCGCGCCACGGTGGAAGGATCAGTGCTGTCGCCGCAGAGCAGGCGGTGCTCGCCCAGCAGCCAGAGATCGCCAGGGCGGGTCACGGCCTGGCGCGGTGGCTCCGGCTCCGCATCCGCGGGGTCGTCGGCCGGCTCCGCGCCATCCGCATCCGGCTGGTTGCCAGGGGCCGGCTCGGCACCGCTGGCAACCGCCGGCGTCGGCAGGTTGCCGGCATCGGTTTCCAGCCCGGCCAGTAGCCGCTCGATCTCCGTCCCGTCGAAGCCGGTCAGCGCCAAGTCGACGCCGCCGATCTCCTGGAGCTTCGCGATCTCGGCCGCCAGCAGCGCCTCGTCCCAGCCGGCATTCAGCGCAATGCGATTGTCCGCGAGGCGATACGCGGCCTTCTGTGCGTCGGTCAGGCCGGCGCGGACGATAGTCGGCACGGTGTCGAGGCCGAGGGACTTCGCGGCCAGCAGCCGCCCATGGCCGGCGATGACCTCGCCGCGCTCGTCGACCAGCACCGGCGCGACGAAGCCGAACTCGAGGATGCTGGCTGCGATCTGCGCCACCTGCTCGGCGGAATGCGTGCGCGCATTGCCGGCATAGGGCAGCAGCGCGACGAGCGCGCGCGCCTCGACGGCGCTCGCAGACCATGGGGCCTGGGGCATCTGCACCTGCGTGATCGTGGAATGGTGGCCGGCGCGGCTGGCAACTGCGGGACGCTGGCAACCTGGAAAACTGGCCTGGCGCTAGGAACCTTGCGCGCTTCCGCCCCCCGCATATGCCGGGCCCAGGAAGGACCCTGCGGCTCGCGAGCCACTGTGGCTGATTAGCTGGCGAATGGCTCGGAAGCCGCCGTGCTCGACGCACCTTCTCGACGTGTCACCATCATAGCCAACTCGATTTGCGCACCGCCATGGGGTCTATTGTAACAGCCGAATCGAGTTAGCCACCGTCAGGCTGATCCATCTCGTAGGGGATGCGCCAGTAATCCAGCACCTCCCGCACCTGCTGGCGGGGATAGAACTCGCCCGCGTGCCGGAGATCCTGGCGAATGAGATTGAGCCGCTTCTCTACCTGACCCTTGATGGCCGGGGTGAGTTCGACCACGCCGCGCGGCCGCTTTCCGTCTCCGGGCTGGCGTGGCCAGCTTGCTGGATAGCTGGACCAGTCTGTCCATTCGTCCAGGGCAGAGTTGACGCTGGCCATTGCATCGTGGTCGCACTGCCAACCGTACAGATTGCGCGCGCAAATCCGCAACATCGCCTTGACGTCCGCCATGCTGTCCGTGAAGGCCTCCAGTGGGGTGGGCAACAGGACCATGTTCGCGACGCAAGAGTAGAACCGTCGGTCCTGCACTACCGAATTCGAGAGCTGGTAGGTTGCGTCATCTACGCCCCAGATATGGCAGCAAGACCAATTGGGCCTTTCCGCCTTCCGCAGTCCGAGTGCGAGCGTGAGGGCTTGGTTGGCGTAGACATTGCCCTCAACCTTATGTGCCGACACACCGGTCGAGCGCTTGGTATTCATTTGGGGAGCAGACCAACCGCCCTTGTAGAAGGGCTGGGCCCGGGCGTGCTCCGGGTACCAAACGGGCAGGAGCCTAAACGTCTCTGGCGCAACCCAGCGCGCTGTCCGCTCGATCAACGAGGCAATCTCGCGCAGACCGATTTCAGCGCGCAATGCAGCAAGGCCATCCCGCGGAACAGCAGCATCCGCGATAGTATCGGCACTTTCGTACCCAGTGGTGTTCAGCACTTTGCCTGGCGCTCCGAGTGTTCTTTTTTCGCACGGAATTCTATGCAGCACGGGCGCGCTGCGTAAGCCCGAAATGCATTGCTAGGATCCCGAGTGCCGCCACCAGCATGCCACCCGCGATTGGCTGCGGCACTGGCCTGCCACTCCAGCCTCGACGGGCCGCCCATTCGCGGACGGACATTTCGAGGCCCACGACGAACCATGCGCAGGAGCCGGCCGGGCTATCGTGCCCGCCAAGCGCATCCATCGCCGCGAGCACACGGCGGCGCGCATCGACCTGGCGGTTCGACATTGTGCCTGCGGTCGATCCGGGCAGGTAGATCAGATGCGAGGTGGACATGCTGTCGATCGCGGCGCTGCGGAACAGCGTCCGGAAGATGCAGCCCGCTTCGTGCATCTGCGGCGTGATGTTGCCGTTCGCCAGCATCAGCCCGAGCGTGTCCACAGCACGCCGATGCGCCACCGGCGACCCTGTGTCCGGATCGGCTTCACGGACCGGCTCCGAGAACCCGCCATGCTGCAGCCGCCACTTCGAAGGCTTCGCCAGATCGTCGTGCTTCGCCTTCGGCACCTTGGGCTTGCGCTTACCGGCCATGATGGTTCCCCCCGTTGCGACGACCCCAGCGTCGGTTGGCCTCGTTGGTGATGGCCTGACGGAGCCAGTCGTCCGTGATGTCGGCGACCGGCAGGGCCGCCACGCCGTGCCGATGCCACGCGGCGGCCCGCATGGCGTTCACCTCGCTGTCGTTGGTCGGGCTGCGCGTGCCACGGTCGAGGCACGACCGGGGTGGTTGCGGTGCGCCGGGCATGCTCACGCGCGGCCCCCCGTTGGGTCGGTCGCCCAAAGCAGAAGCGCGATGGCATCCGCCTCGTTGTCATCGGCGGGGCGGAAGCCGCGGGCCTGGATGGCGGCGACCATCTTCGCCTTGTCGGCGTTGCCCTTGCCGGTGGCGTAGCGCTTGATGGTGCCGACCGGAACGCCCTCGTAGGGGACGTCGTGCTCCTCGCACCAGGCGGTCAGCACGCCGAGGAAGCCGCCGTAGATGTGCGCCGCATCGGTGCCTGCATGCGCACGGACTTCCTCGAACACGATCCGCGCCACACCGCCGGACAGAGCGGCGACCTCAGCCAGCCATCCGCGGAAGCGTAGGAAGCGCATCCCGCCGCCCTCGAAGCGGCTCGGCCGGAAGGTGATGGTGCCGGAGGTGATGCCACCGTCCCGACCGCGGAGCGCCCAGCCGGTGGTGGTGCCGAGATCCAGGGCGAGGACGGCGTGGTGCACCAAGCTGATGGCAGGCGGGAGGGCGATGGGCGGGCCGCTTGCATCTGCAGCGGGTATAGCGAGAGTCGCGAAAGCCATGATGGTCTCCGGAAGGGGATGATCCTGGTGAGGGCGGCGACGGCGCGGTTCTTGGCGGAGCTCGCCGTCGTCGCCCGGATTGGGGTGGGCCCGTATCCGGCGGCCCGATCGCTGGCGGCCGGTGCCGCCCCAACCCCGGACCCAACCGGGTCCAACCTGTGGCGACCTGGCAGGAAGAACTTTCGCTCCAAATCAACGCGTTATGCGGGCGTGTCCCAACGTCCCAACCTGGGCCGACATCCCCTAAACCTATAAGGAGAATGTATGTCCGGCCCGACCCAGACCTTCCGCATCTAGGTTTCAGACCCGTTGGGACGGTTGGGACGTTGGGACCGGAAGCCGCAACCATCTGTTTTCGCGTCGACATTTCCTGTCCCAACCTCGGAGAGGGGGTTGGGACCGCGGAGCGAGGTTGGGACAGCAGCGGCACGGCCTGCATCACGAGCTGCCCTCCGGGCGCGGCGCCCGGTATCGCCACTCCCGCGCATCTCGGCCCGAGGCACCCGATTTGTAGCGCTCCCACTTCCTCGCCTTCAGGAAGCTGGAGACACGCATCTGATCTGCCCGGGTCCATTTCGCCGGCTCGATGCTGAGCGCCTGCTCCAGCACCTCGCCGACGGAGACGTCGGTCAAAAGCTTCGGGCGAGGCACGTGGCGGTCCTGCCAGTCGTCATAGTTGCCGAAGCCGACGTTCACGCTGCGCCGTTCGGAGACGAGCCATCGCTCGATCAGCGCGTCCCAAGCATCCGGCTCATAGCGGGCCTCCTGTTCGGCTGCGGCGGAGGCGATGAGGTCACGATCCTCTAACCACCACGGCGCGCCCGCGTTGAAACGCGCAACGGCCTCCGCCCAGAGCTGGTCGCGGTCGCGGCGCAGCCCGTCGAGGTCGATCTCCCCGCAGCGCAGCGGCCAGAAGCGACGATTGCCGGTTTCGTCGCGCAGATAGGTGTCGGGATTGACGCTGCCGGCGAAAACGCATTGCCGTGGCACGGTGACGACATAGCGCTCATAGGGCGGCCGATACCGGTCGGAGGTGCGCGTCAGGAAGGCCTTGATCCGCGATACCTCCGCTCTGCCGATGGCGTCGAGCTCGGCCATTTCGATGATCCACACGCCACGCATCTGCTGCGCGGCATCCTTCGAGCCGATCTCCGCCAGTTCGTCGGTGAACCAAGCATCGGAGGCGAGCACCTTCAGTGCCGTCGATTTCCGGATGCCCTGCGGGCCTTCCAGGATCAGCATGTGATCGGCCTTGCAGCCGGGGCGCATGATCCGCGCGACTGCGGAGATCATCCACAGTGACGCCATGGCCCGGTTCAGCGGCGTGTCGGCCGTTCCGAGATGGCTGACGGCCCATGCGTCGAGGCGCGGTGTCCCATCCCACGTCAGCGCGCGAAGGTAGTCCTGTACCGGGTGGATGCGGATGTTGCGGGCGACGGCCACGACGCTGCGGCCCACCACGACGGGTGGGACGTTGATCTCGTGCCGCTGGAGCCATTCGGCGCAGCGGACATCGTCGGACTCGCCCCAGGCGCGCGGGAGGGTGCTACCGACGGGTTCCCAAGGCAGGGGGCGGGTGACCAGGATCTCCTGCGCGAACTCGTCGAACACGAGCGCGCCGGCGAAGGCCGCGTCGAGCGACAGTGCTGTGATCACATTCGCCTCGTTCCGCTCCGGCGTGCCGCTCGGCTCAAGGCGCAGCAGAGCAGCCCAGCGCGGGCGGATCGGTGCCTGGTTCACGTCGCCCGTGGTGTTGAAGCGGCGCCGCAACTCGCCGAGCTGCTTCTCCAGGATGGAGACGGCGATGCCCGTCGCGGATTTGATGGCGCCCAGAACCTGGCGCTCCGGCAGCGGCTCGAGACGGAGCATGACGAGGCGCCCCAGCAGCTGGGACAGCGGTGCCATGTCGGGCGGGTTGGTGAGCGCGGCCGCTTCCGCAAGCAGCTCCTCCGCGGTGGTGGGCGGCGGGGCATGTTTACCGACCAGTGTCGGCGCGGCATAATCCTTGGCCGCAGCGCCCTGGCGCAGGTCGTCGTTGAAGTCGTCGCCGTGCAGCGGCGCGATGATCCTGGAGGGGATGTTGGCGAGGTTCAGCTGATCCGCGAGCGTGGCCGCGGCCTGCATTCCGGGCAGGCCGGCATCGGCGAAGATGGTGACGTGGGTGGTGCCGTCTGGCCACCGCCATCGCCGCAGCCCATCCGCGGAGAGCGCCGCCATGGTTGGCACGCCGAAGATGACCTGAGCCGAGAGTGCGGTTTCGATACCCTCGGCGACGCCGATCCGGCCGTCATGGGGGAACGGCGCCAGGCGAACCGCACCGCCGGCGATGGGCCCGAGCATCTTCTTCCCCGGCGGCGCCTTCGCAGAGCCGTCGTCCAGCAAATAGGTGCGATGGATGCCGCCGGTGGGCTCGCCGGCGCCATCGCGGGCGACCGCCACCAAGCCAGCCCAGCCGCGCTTCGTGTCGAAGTCAGGGAGGTCAGAGTGGAACAGCAGGTCGGGGCTGTCCGGCACCTCCAGGCCGCGGCTGCGCAGATAGGTCTCGGCCACCGTGCCCGCGAGCGGCTGACAGCCTTCCAGCAGCCGCGCCACCTCTCGGCTATGGTCCGGCCTCGGCTCCTGCGGCCGCGGGCTGGGCGGCGGCTGCTCCATATGGGCCAGCCGCGCGGCCTCCGCGAAGAGCCGCGCCTCTGTCAGCCCGGTCGCGTGATAGACCATGTCGATCGGCCCGGCGCTTTCACCGGTGGCATGGTCGAAGCCCCAGCCCGCAAAGCGCCCCTCGAGGTGCAGGATGCAGGATCCCTCGCCACGGGGGCGGCGGCCCGAGAGATCAGCGCAGCGCAGCGTTTTGCGGTCCGGCGAGCGGACCGCCTGCGGGAACAGGGCCGGCAGCCAGTCACGCGCCGTGTCTGCCAGCCTGCGGCGCACCTCGGTCAGGTCGTGCCGAACCGGCAGCACGGGGCCGGCGTCGTTGAGGTCGATGCAGGATGATACGGTGACGGCGGGATGCGGCTCGGCGTTCATGCGAGGATCACCAGCCCCTGCTCGGCGCGGGTGATGGTGGTGTAGAGCCAGCGGCGGCGATCCAATTCCGTGCGGCCGAGACCATCGTCCCAGACCACGACGTTCTCCCACTGCGAACCCTGACTCTTGTGACCGGTGATGGCCCAGCCGAAGGTCGCCTCGGTCAGCGCACGCTTGGTCTTCCAGTCGCGGTCGTGGCGCTGCTTGTCGAAGGCGATGTGATCCTCGAAGTGCCCCTTGTAGATGCGGAGCCGGCCGCGGTTCCCGTCCTGCTGTGGTGGGCCGATGCGATTGCCGTCCTCATCGGTCACCACGGCGGAGAAGTAGTGCGTCCCCTCGTCGACGACCGCGTCGAGCGAGAGGAACATGCCGTTGATCAGCCCAAGATCGTTCTGGTTCTTCAGGCAGACGATTTTCTCGGCGGGGCCGGTCGGCAGCCAGCCTGGCCCGAAGCCTGCGGCCTGCCGCATGGCATTGTTCAGCTGCAGCCGGGTGGCGTTCATGCCGCAGATGACCTGGCCACCGCGGAGCGCCTGTTCCGGCGTCACGTCGGATTTGCGCATCTTCCAGACGTGGGTGTCGTATTGCCCGAAGCCGATCGCCACGCCCTCGCGGGCCATAGTGGCGAGGCGGATGATGGCGCTCTCGGCGGCCTGACGGTGGATCTCGGTGAGCATGATGTCCGGCGTATCCTTCGTGAAGGCGCCTTCGCCCTGGATGGGTGGCAGCTGGCCGGGATCGCCGAGGACCAGGATGGGCTTGCCGAAGCTCATCAGGTCGCGCGCCATGTCCTCGCCGACCATCGACACCTCATCGAGCACGATGAGCCTCGCATGCGCCGCGTCGCTCTTCGGATTCAGCGCGAAGCGTGGCCGCTTCATCTCGGAGACGGCCTGGCGCATGGCCTCGATGGTCGCCTCGGAGGTGGTCCGGTCGAAGCCGGAAAGCTGCCGGGCGCTGGCCATCGCGTCGGCAATCTTCTTCTCAGCGGCCTCGACTTCCTCCTCGGTCGCTTCGATGACGCTGTAGATCAGGCTGTGGATGGTGCGAGCCGGTGTGCCTTTCCGGCGCAGGACCAGCGCGGCCTTGCCCGTGAAGGTGGCGGTGACGACGCCGGGGACGCAGCCCTCGCCATCACCGTCCGCGTGATGCGGCTCGAGGCCGAGCTCGTCCAGCGCGAACTTCAGGACTGTCGATTTGCCGGTGCCGGCGAAGCCGAACAGTCGGAAGACTTGTTGCCTTTCGGTGCCGTGCTGGAACCACTGCCGGATCGCGGCGATGGCGCGGTGTTGGGTGTCCGATGGGGTGATGTCGTTCATGCCGGCACCTCCCAGCAGCGTGCCGCGTAGGGGCAGAAGCGGCAGAGATAGAAATCGACGTGGGCTGCGATCCGTGGCGGCAGTTCGCCGGCGTCAGCAGCGCGAAGTATGTCGACGGCGCGGTCCGAGAGGCGCTGCGCCTCGTCGGGTTCAAAGGGCACGACCTCATGGTGCAAGGCCAGCGTGTCGCGGTTCAGCGCGGTGAGTAGTGCAACCTCGAGCTCGAGATAGGCCATGTAGAGCTGCACCTGGGCGAAGTAGATCGGCTTGGACTGCCGTAGCCCGTGCTTGACGAGGTCGGTCCACGACTTCTGGCCGAGCGCCTTGTGTTCCCAGAGCGAGGGCCAGCGGATGCCGACATCGGGACCGGAGACGATGACGCCATCGGCATGGCCACGCAGCTTTCCGCCGGCAGCGGCAAACCCGAATTGCTCGCCGTCGGCGCCGCGATCGCGCAGGTCGAAGCCCGCCTGGCGGAGCCAGCGGATGGACAGCGTCTCGAACTGGTGTCCGGCGTCGAAGATGCGCAGGATGCTGCCGTCGAAGTCGCGGCCGGCGTCCTTCGGCGTGTGGGCCACCTCGTAGACCAGCTTTCGGGCGCAGGCCTCGCCGATGCGGCTGCCGCCGAGATAGTCGCGCGGGCGCTGCCGCTGGTTGCGCGCAACCAGCGCCGCATCGACATGCGCGTTGATGCGAGCCGTGGTGTCGGCCACACCGTGCGCGGCGCGTCCATAGACCAGGCCGGATTGATGATTGAGATCGAGGAGCATGGGTCCCCTAAAATGGAATCGGGTCGTCGAACGGATCCCGCTCGGTCGCCTGCCGCTGCATGGATGCCTGGAAGCCGTCGACGCAGGCCTCGATGATGCGGTCGATCTCGGCCGCGCTGCGGTCATGGAACGGCGCCATCAGGTTCAGCTCCACCAGCACTTCGGCGAGTGGACGACGCGCGTCCTTCACCGCGCGCTCCTCCATCTGGGTTTTGTCGATCACGCCGTTGGACCACCGGCCCAACGCGCCACCCGCCTCGCAGCACCGCAT